GTTATGCCCTTTGTGTTTTCCCCAAATGGCAGAACGCCCGTAGCGACGTGTCTATGTCAGAGACAGAGCATGGATATCGGCTGATTGCGGCGAGCAACAACTTGACCGACGAGCTGTTGAATATTCACAAAACGCCAAAGGGTAGTGCCGTCGCGCTATACCAGCGCATGGCGTGGGCCCCCGGTTATGGGCGAAGCGAAATAGAGCAGGCGGTTAAAAGCTGTCTGTGAGCACAATCCAACAAGCCGCCTACGGGCGGTTTTTTTATGACTGGAGAAAACTGTGTCAGCAATCACAAGCCCGCACCAATCAATGACGACCATCTTACTGTCTGGTCCCCTGATCAAGATGTTCGGCAGGGTCCACCGACGGGAACTTGGCAGCAAGTCGGTAGGCGAGGCCTTCAAGGCGCTTAAATGCACGCTCGATGGGTTCGAAGCGGCAATCAAGGAACTCGAGCGCCGAGGCATGCGGTTTGCGATCTTCCGCAATCGCAGGAACGTGTCCGAGAAGGATTTCTCACTCGGCGGTGCTCAAGAAGTTCGCATTGTTCCTGTGATCTCCGGCAGTAAGCGCGCCGGATTGCTTCAGACGATCATCGGCGCCGTTTTGATAGCTGCATCGTTCATTCCCGGCTTCCAGGCCCTGGCGCCTGTCGGTATTGCTCTCGTTGCCGGCGGCGTCATCCAGATGCTCAGCCCCCAGGCCTCAGGCCTAAAGCAGAGCGCATCCCCCGAAAACGCCCCGTCATACGCCTTCGGCAGCGCCAAGAACACCACGGCGAGCGGCAACCCGGTACCGATCTGCATCGGCGAACGCCGGTGGGGCGGCATGATCATTTCCGCCTCGATCTACGCCGAAGACAAAGTGTAATCAGGACGCAGCAAGCAGGCCGCCCAAGAGGCGGTTTTTTTTAGCCTGGAGGAAAGCATGGGCGCAGCACAGCAGATCGACATTCATGGCGAGAAGGGCGGCAGCAGCAAGCCGAAGTCGCCGACCGAGGCCAGCGACAGCCTGCGCTCGACCAACCTGGCCAAGTTGCTGATCGCCGTGGGTGAGGGCGAGTTCGACGAAACCCCAACCGATTACGACATCTACCTCGACAACACCCCGATCCGGGACGCGAGCGGCAATTACAACTTCCCGAATGTGAAGTGGGACTGGCGACCGGGCTCCGTGGACCAGACCTATATCCCTGGTATCCCTTCGGTTGAGAACGAAACCTCGCTGGACGTTGAACTGCGCAGCGACTCTCCTTGGGTTCGCTCGATCACCAACATTCAGCTATCGGCCGTGCGGGTGCGTTTCGCGTGGCCAGCACTCCAGCGCCAGGACGACGAGGGCAACATCGTCGGTTACCGCATCGAGTACGCTATCGACGTGGCCACCGACGGCGGCGCCTATCAGCAGGTGGCAGTGGATGCCGTGGACGGCAAGACCACCACGCGTTACGAGCGCTCGCGCCGCATCGATCTGCCAGACGCCACCATTGGCTGGCAGATCCGCGTGCGCCGTCTGACACCGAACCAGAACAGCAACAAGATCGCCGACACCATGCTGATTGCCGGCTTCACTGAAGTGATCGACGCCAAGTTGCGCTATCCGAACACCGCGCTGCTCTACATCGAGTTCGACGCCGAGCAGTTCACCAACATTCCGGCCGTCACCGTGAAGTGCCGGGCGCGCCGCTGGCAGGTGCCGAGCAACTACGACCCGATCGCACGCACCTACACCGGGACGTGGGACGGCAGCGTGAAGCAGGCCTGGACCAATAACCCAGCCTGGATCACTTATGGCGTATGCACCGAGGACCGCTTCGGCCTGGGTAAGCGCATCAAACCGTACATGGTCGACAAGTGGGAGCTGTACCGGATCGCGCAGTACTGCGATCAGTTGGTGCCGAACGGGCTTGGCAGCCAAGAGCCGCGCTTTCTCTGTGACATGAACCTGCAGGGCAAGGCTGATGCCTGGTCGCTGCTGCGCGATATCGCCGGCATCTACCGGGGCATGACCTACTGGGCGCAGGGTCAGCTGGTGATGCAGGCCGACATGCCGCGCGCGCAGGACTTTGACTATGTGTTCACTCGGGCCAACGTCATCGACGGGAAGTTTTCCTACGGCAGCGCCTCGGCGAAAACCCGCTACACCCGCGTCCTGGTCAGCTACGACAACCCGGCCAACAACTACGACACCGATGTCATTCCATTCGCCGATCTGGATCTGCAACGCCGCTACGGCGACCGGCCGACCGAGCTCAGCGCCATTGGCTGCACCCGGGCGTCCGAAGCCCAGCGTCGCGGTAAGTGGGCGATCCTGAGCAACAACCAGGACCGCACTGTGTCGTTCAAGACTGGCATGGAGGGTGTGATTCCGCTCCCTGGCCATATCATCCCGGTGGCGGATTCGCTGCTGGCGGGTCGAGAGGTGGGCGGGCGCATCTCTGCGGTTGGGGGGCGCGTGCTGACGCTCGACCGCGACACTCAGGCTAAACCCGGTGACCGCTTGATCATCAACCTGCCGGGTGGTCGCGCTGAAGGGCGCACGGTGCAGAGCGTCAATGGCCGCGCGGTGACCGTCACCACGAACTACAGCGAGCCGCCAATCGCGCAACTGCAATGGGCGCTCGACGCCGATGACCTGGCAATCCCGCTGTACCGCGTGCTGCGTACCAAGCGCACTACCGAAGGCGACTTCGAAATCAGCGCGCTGCAGTTCGAGCCAAGCAAGTTCGCCTACATCGACACCGGCGCGCGCCTGGAGGAACGGCCGATCAGCGTTATCCCGATCACCGTTGTCCCGGCGCCGGCGAGCGTGTCCCTCACCTCGACGTCGTCGGTGGTGCAAGGCTTGGCCGTGGCCACCATGACCATCAGCTGGTCTGTCGTGGATGGCGCGGTCGGCTATGACGTGGAATGGCGCAAGGACAGTGGCAACTGGATCAAGCTGCAGCGCACTGGCATGACCAACGTGGACGTGGTCGGCATCTACGCCGGCGCCTACGTCGCCCGCGTGCGTGCGGTAAGTGCCTTCGATATCTCGTCGATCTGGCGCAACTCGATCCTGACCAATCTGAAGGGTAAGCAGGGCCTGCCGCCGGCGCTCAGCTACCTCACGGCTACGCCACTGTTGTTCGGCATCTATCTGAAATGGGGCTTCCCTGCTGGCGCCGAGGACAGCCAGCGGACAGAGATCTGGTATGGACCCACGACGCAGCTCGATGCTGCCACCAAGTTGACCGATCTGGCCTATCCGCAGAGTGACTTCTCCATGCTCGGCCTGCGCGCTGGCGTGACGTTCTACTTCTGGGGGCGGATCGTCGACAAGATCGGCAATATCGGTCCTTGGTATCCGATTGGCATGGGCGTGCAGGGGCAGTCGAGCGCGGACGCGGCAGCGATTCTGGAGATGATCGCCGGAGAGGTCGGCCGCACGGAGCTTGGCCAGGATCTTCTCGACGAGATCGACAAGATCCCCGGCCTACAGGCGCAGATCGACGCATTGGATGCGTTGAAGGGTTACGACCCGGACGAGACCTACGAAGAGTACGACCTGGTGGTACAAGGCAAGCGCATCTATCAGGCGACTGGTCCGGTACCGGTCGATACGCCGCCGCCAAACCCTGCCTACTGGCTGGACGTTGGCCAGACTGTGCAGACAGCCAACGGGCTTGCCCAGCAGGTGGCGACCAATACCGCCGAGATCACTGAACTCGACGGCGTGGTTACGGCGCAGGCAACGGCCTTTCAGGCGCTGCGCGCTTCCTGGCGCGACGACGATGGGCAAGGTGATCTGGATGGTGCGCTAAAGGAGTGGGGCAGTACATCAGCCATTGCCAACGAAGACCGAGTCAGATCCTCCGAGAACCTGGCCAGCGCACAAAAGCTCACCACCCTTGATTCCAAGGTCGGCGAGAACGAAGCGAATGTGACAGAGCTTCGCCAGACAGTTGCAACCGATAAGGAAGCCACGGCTCAGGCGATAATCCAGGTAAACGTGAAGGTCGGCGAGAACACTGCCGCCATACAGGAAACCTCGACCGCGTATGCGGATACCAGCGGCAAGCTGTCGACGATGTGGTCGGTGAAGATGCAGGTAACGCAGGACGGCAAGTACGTCGCGGCGGGCATCGGGCTCGGCATTGAAAACACCGGTGCCGGCCTCCAAAGCCAGTTCCTGGTGAGTGCTGACCGGTTCGCCATCGTCAACACGATTGCCGGCGGCGCCATCTCGGTGCCGTTTGCGGTTCAGGGCGGCCAGGTGTTCATGAACTCGGCGTTTATCGCGGACGGAACGATCACCAACGCCAAGATCGGCAGCTACATCAGCTCAACCAACTACGTCGTCGGCCAGCAAGGTTGGATTCTTAATAAAGACGGAACGCTTGAGATCAATGGCATTGTCCCCGGACAGGGGCGACTGGTGATCAATTCGCTGAACGTCTCGGTCTACGACGCCAACAACGTATTGCGTGTCCGTCTCGGCTATTTGGGGTAATCAATGGCTCTATTTGGCCTGCGTGTTTTTGACGAGAGCGGTCAGCTCGCCATGGACACCAACAGCGTCACCTATCAAGTGTTGTGGCAGGGCGTGATCGACTTCAGCGGCAGCACACCCAGTTACACGCTCAACATTCCGGGTTTCAACCCTGCTAACTGCGTGTTCATGATCATTCCGACGAGGGTGCAGGACGTGCAGTCATCGGAAACAGACGGGTCAGGAAACGCAAAGTCCTATCCATACGTTACGACGGCGGAGGGGCAAGTGGTTGTTCGGCCCAAGAACCCTTCAGCCAGCGCTTCAACAATTCAGACAAGGATCGTCGCCAAAGGCTACGCAATCAGGTACGGGACATGACTTATGGCTTTCAGAGCATCAATGACAACTCGTTTGTTCAAATTGATTCGGAGGCGCCCAGACTCTGCCT